CCTAGACCTTCTTCAACACTTTCATCATACTTGTCGTACTTGTCGCGAACTTTGTCAAGGTCCTTGCCTTCACGGCCAGCTTTAGCTAGTGCTTCCATGCCTTCTTTGCCGTACTTTTCATAGCCCTTGGCTGCACGGCTCATGTCACGCTCATTGAGTTGGCCGTGTGTGGTTTCTGGTTTCTCGCGAATGCTGTCCAGCTTTTTGTTTAAATCATAAAAAAATGTCATTTGGTTTATCCTTTAGGTGATGCGCCAGTTGCTGGCTTTGGGGGGCGGTTGATATTTGCAAAAGGACTTTTCTTACCTTGTGGCAAATCATTTGTGGTTTTGGCTGGAGGTGTGCGGCCGCCTGCTACAGTGAACTCACTGCGATAGGCATTTTGTAACACAGCATGTTTGTATGGATCTGCACTGTAATCTTGTGACAGCTCTTTTTGCTTGGCATCAGGTGCCGGGAAATCTGTATCAGCTAGCAAGTCTTTGTTTTGAGCTTCGATGTCAGAAATTTCTTTGACCATACCTTCTGAGTATTCAAGATCGTTCATGCAAACACGATTGGGGTTTACGCCCATGAACTCAGCTAGTCGCTGCACCTGGGGTTCAATTGCAGGATATCGAAAGTTAACGTCTACAAAAGTCATGCTTTGATTTTCCTCATCTGGAAAGTCTTTGAGCAATTTTTGCACAGGGGTACTCTTGGGAGTGGTCATTTTCACAACATCAAATTGTGAAAGTTTTTCTTTGAGTTGGTCAAAAAAGCCAGTCGGAATGTCACCTACTACTTTGATACGATAATCGTAAGTTTGGGCGCTTTCTGACAGATACTGATGAAATGTTTTCATGGTAAGGTCCTATATGATATTTATTCTTTTTTACTGTTTCCTGATCTGTCACCCAATAATTTCTCCAGTAAACTATTGCGATCCAAGACCTGGCCTTCGGCGGTGGGCATGTTGTTAGGGTCACCCTTGTCTCGATCAATTTGATCAAGCCGTGCTTTTTTAAGCTGAAGATCAATCATCTTGAGCTTTTTGTTCATTTTTGCTGTTTTTGCTGTGATTGCATGGCCTAGCATGGTGCCAGCTGAGTTGAAGATTTCGCTAGCAAAGCGGCTATCGACCTGCATACCTAAATCCATTAGATCTTTGTAACTGTCTGTGGCCAATTTGGCCAAGTCGTCCATTTCAGTATCACTGGCACTTAGGTCCCTAACTGTGGGCAGTGCAGTGTCAATCCTGTCGATTGTGCTGTCTAATTCGTCTAGGCGAAATGTAGTAGGAGGTTCGCTACTAGGTTCGGGTGTAATATCTTCAAATGTTGATGTTGGTAAATCAAACAATTCTTCTAATTTTCTGGTCATACCCTATTTATAGGATCAACGACCACCATTTGTAAACATATCATCTTCAGTTATGACTCTGAAACTCAGTCCATTTCGAGCACACCATTTCTGAGCCGCTGCCCATTTAGCGTAGTTGATTGCAACCACTGCTCGGTCTCTGGGTTTCATGCCTTCTGTTATTACACTTTGTCCTTTGGGCTTGATCTCAATTAATTCAGCTTTTGTAGCACCATTTTTTTGCTGATATGTCACTAACACATCGGGTATATAAATGCTCTGTTTGCCGGTTACTGGATTAAGATACGGAATACTAATTGACTCACTTGCCCATTGCATAACATATTCGTTACTATCGCAAAATCGAAAAAAAGCATGTTCCCATCCACTTCGATATCGCGGCGTTCCTTTGCCCACGTACTTGTGTTTGTTTACAACTTCGTATGTGCCTTGTGCCCATCGACTCATGACTTTACATTCCTGGCGGTGTAGTAGTTGGGTGTGACTGCGGCCCCAAATCCCAACAGTGTTGCTGGGCTACGCAAGTTATTAAGGTAATAACTAAGAGTTTCTGTTACTTGAATCTGATTCTGTCCCTGAATCTGCTGCAGCAATGTTAGCACCGGAGTTCCTGTTTGATCTGCAATTCTGAACAGACTCACTGTGAAATTTCCAGCAGCCTCGGCTGTTTTAAAAACAGTCAGAAAAAAACTGTTGACCAAATCATATTCTTGAGACGGAACATTTTGTTCGTAGTTATAAAAATTGTCAAACACTCTTACCGAGAGATCAACTTTTGAATTAAGTGCATTTACAGTGTTCATTATTATCTACCAGTAGGGCCAGTAGGAGATTGCGGAAATATAAATCCACCTTTGCCATTCTGAGCCTGTCGAACTGCTCCTGGCAAGCTTGTTTTTAGTACTTGTTTGATTGCAGAATTGGCTTCTTCGTTTACTATCGATCTTAAATTTTTGCCTTTGAATGTGTTATATGATGTGCCGGCTTTTTGTACTGCACCAATGATACCAGCAACTCCTCCACTTTGCAAATCTTCAATTATACCAATACCTGCGTCGAGCAAGCCTCCTTGTCCTAGCACACTGGACGTGCTACCAGGTCTTGCTAGAGAACTACGCACAGTATCATAACGAGCAGGATCGGCAAATCCACGAACATTGGTATCAGGTCTACTTTTGCCAATTGCACCAGAATAATATTTCACAGTTTCGTACTCAATGGTCATAGAATTTTGCATTATGCCGCTGCCTTGGCTATAATCATATGTATCGTGTCTCCATTCTTTGATCAACGGATTGATCAAAGTGTATGCAGCATACTTGTGCTGGTTCATTCCATAGATGGTAATGTCTCTGAAGAATGCAGGTTTTCCGCTGGTTTGGTCGCCGCCTGAGCCTGTGCCTGATCCGCCTGCATTGCCTTGATTGAATGATTCGCCTATGTAACCCCAATCATTAACTGAACGATTGGCGTCATATATATCTCTAGAATTATAGGAGAACCCCGGTTGATTGGCCACCGCCCCAATCGTGCCATTGGTTGCTGGTGCTGACCCATATTGTTGGTTAGGATCTTTGTAGTAGTAAGAAAAATAATTATACCACATGTTTCGACATATGTCGCCGCCGTCATCATGAAAATCAACCTGCACCGGTTGATAATTAATTTTCTTTTGTACAACTCTTTTACGATTATACTGATTAAGTGTCTCTGTTTCGACACTAAAAGTAGGCAGTGCTATTGTCTTGACTAGTAATCCTAGAGCGCTCTTGTCACTTTCAGGAAATACTGATGCCAAGGTAGGAATCTCACTAGTATTGAGATTGAAGTAGACGTGGAACAAGAACTTGTTCCGCGGAGCAAGTTCGTATCCGTTGGTGGTAAAAGTTTTTGATGCATGGGCATAATCTTTGAGATTTTGCCCACCAAAAAACCCTTGCAGGAAGTCTTGGCCAAAAGCCATACTACTTACCCTGTAATCACATCGTTGGTTAAACGTGCAATCGAAGAACCAATGCCAGTTCCGTTTGGAGTCTGGTTAGCATTATCGAATTGAAGTGTCATTGCAATAGTAGCAGGGTCATTTGAATTATAGGCCATGTCGCCATAGTCTACACTCTTCAGATAGCATCCGTACAATTCCCATGTTTCAAGAACAATCGGGGTTGCTGAACCGTTACCACCGTCCAATACTTCGAAGCGAGTTGTAAACTTGTAATCAATTCCAGATGCTGCCGAGGCCATTTCTAAAAAGTCCATTTGCTTCTGAATTTGTTCGCCGACCAAACGGCTAACTGCACCGCTGGCATCGTCTCGCAAATTGCAAGTAGTTTCTGCCCAGGTACTGCGCCCGGCTAGTTTTAACGTGCTGTTGTAAACTGGAATTAAAATATCTTCAAAACTCAAGCTAGGGCGTTTAAAGTCCATAACTTGTTTAGTTAATTCTGTTCGTGGTGTGCTCACACCAAAGTTTTCAAATATCACTCGAAAGCGATACTTGAGTTTAGGCATTAGTAAACCTTGGTTACTAGCACTTTGATCGCTAGCCAAGGGCACTGTCATTCTTGTTAATGATGCAACGGCCATATAATATCTCCTATACTGTTATTTACCAATGTTGTGGTCAAAAAAAATGGGGGCCAAAACCCCCATTTTCGTTACTAGCGGTGCCGTTAGACGGCAGATGCGCTGGCAGTTTGTCCAGCAGCAATTTCGCCTGTGTTCTTTAAACGAACTGGAATATAGATAAATTCAACCGACTTAACCGGTTCAATTGCGATGTCAACCCACAATTCATTGGCATCAATACGAGCTGGGGAATTGTTCTGCAGATCGCATTGTACAAAGAAATCATATATACCACGTTTGGCAATCAAGTCAATCATTAGTCCATTAATGGCATTCTTGATTTCATCTCGAGTGATTTGATCGTTTGGCTCGAACAAGAACTGTTTACCAATCGACTCTAAACGTCCTCGAATAAATGCCACTAAACGTGCTACGTTGATACGGTTTAGTGCTGTACTTGCAGTGGTAACAGTTTTGTTACCAAAGTTAGTAATGCCAACGCCCGGAACAAACGTAATTGGGTTAACTGCATTTGTATATAACACATCACGTAGACCTTGGTTTACGCCAATTGTTATAAACTCACCAGTAGACGATTGAACATAGCCAATTGCGGTAGCATTATCTACTACACCTCTTTGTGTACCAGCAGGAGCCATCCAAGGAAAAGATTTTTGGTCGCTGCGAATCATGGTTCGGATCATCATGTGACTTGACGGTTGTACAACTGCGCTGCCACTTAGATCAGTAGTTTGGCAACTTGGCCAGAACACACCAGAATATGTACTACCAGTTACCAATCCATCACCAGTTAGATAACCGTTGCCGTTATTGTTGGTAGCCCAACTTACAATGTCAGTTGCATTAGCTGACAATCGTAACGGTGTATCGCCAATTACAAATGCAGTGTTATTTCTTTCATTGTTAAGAGCAATTAAGTTAGGCAGCAGCTCTGGGTATTGTGGGCAAGCCATCAAATTAAATTGATTTTGTTCTTCACGAATGCCTGTGCTTGCATCAATTCCTGACTTTAGTGCAGCAACAATTAGAGCACGTTGCGCAAATCTTCCCATGTACGGACTGCCATCATTACGG